GGTTGACTGTCGGATTCGGGTAGGTCCCTGAGAGATCGCCACCCGCCGCGCCGGTCGGAACCCCGGAGATCGTGATGGTCTTCGCCGCGCCCGTGCCCGAGGCAACGACTCCCGCGCCGACGAAGTCCAGCGACGACGCCGCGGTAGCGAGGGCGACGCCTTCGTCCTTGACGGTGATCTGCGATCCGCCTGCGCTGCCGAAGTAGGTGATCCCGCCATCCGTCGAGACGAAGGCGTAGATCGTGGTGGACCCGGCGGTCGTGTCATGGGTCGGCGTGGCGCCGTTCGTCCAGACAACCGCTCCCGGCCATGTCGGGGTCCAGCCGCCGGTGCCGTCTTCGGTGAGCTCGATCCAGAAGCGCGCCATCGTGGCGTTCGTCGCGCCGGTGAGGGTGAAGGTGCAGTTGGCGTCGAGTGTGGCCCGGTGGTAGTTGCCGTCCGCGAGGTCGACGGTCTCCGTCGCGCCGGTGGTGCTGTGGGCCTTGACGCGCTCTTTGCCGCCGGAGTAACTGACGACGTAGTCGCCAGAGGCGAGCGCGGAGGTGCTGTCCGGGATGCCGAACAGCAGCGCCGGCGGGTTCGGGCCAGCGGCGAGGGCGATCCCGAACGAGCCGGTGCGCCGCGTTGCGTTCGCCTGCGCGTACCCCGCCACGGTCGAGGTTTCGAGGTAGTTGCCCGCGGCGACCGCACCCGTGGTCAGGACGAGCGCGACGTAGCCCGCGACGGCGACTGGCCCCTTGTCCGTGGACGGAGTCCCGCCCTGCACGACGCCGACCGGGCGCGTGTCCTGCGCCGTCGTCGTCGTCGTGACGGTGCCGGTCGTGGTGAAGATGACCACGGTCCCGGTGGCGAGATTGCCGCCCGAGGCGTTCGTGAAGCTATCGCTCAGCGCGCCGGTCGAGCTGATGAGCGCCGAGCCGTCGTCAAGGTCGGTGACCGAGAGCCCTTGCAGGATGACGTCGGTGACGCCCGCTGCCGAGTTACCCGCCTGGTCCGTGAAGTCGACGCCAGGAGAGCCCGCCCGACGCGGCCCGACGTGGCCTCGGACGATGCCTTCCGCGTGCCCCGGCGCCGGGTTGCGCGTCCTCATACCGGCGTAATCAGGATTGCGGCGCCGCACCAGTTGCCGCTGAACGCACCCGCGACAAAGGGCGACGCGAGAAACGCCTTCGTGATGCTGGCCGACAGCGCAACACCCGTACCGGCCGTGTCCGCGATCACGGTATAGGGCGAGTTTTCCTTGATCCACGGGCCTTCGTAGGCCGAGTCGTAGCGTTCGACCGTCCAGACGCCACTCGTCAGACCGGGCAAGGCTTGGTTGACGTAGGTTGGCCCGCTGACCTCATCCTCCCAAGCGAGGATCAGGATGCCGACCGTGCCGGTTGCAGGGCTTCCGAGCGAGCCGATGGTCATCGTCAGGCTCTCGGCCTGCTGGGTCTTGTAGACCGACGTGAGGGCGGCGATGGTGGACGCGGCGTTCGGTACCGAGATTTCCCAGATGCCCATGTTCGCGCCGGCCGTGCCGACGTAGCCGCTGCTTTCCGTCGAGTCCGCTGCCTTCACCCAGATCGCAACGCCACCAACCGTGCTGTAGGTGTTGGCCGTGTTGTTTGGAACCTTCGCCCAAGCTCCAGCGCCGAAGCGCGCCAGGGACGGAGCCGTGTTCGGCGCACCGGGGGTCGAGGTGAGCCTGGCCGACGAGGCGAAAACGAGCAGGCTGCCGACCGTGACCGGGTTGGGCAGAACGATGGTCTTGCCGCCGTCCGCGGAGCGGTCGAATGCGCTCTGGAGGATGGTCGCGGTCGGTGGGCCGGACTCCTGCGGGCTGAGATCGAGCGCCACGTCGTAGTCGTTGTCGGTGTTCAGCGGTTGCGTGACGCGCTTTCGCAGGATCCGGGCGTAGATCGCCGGCGACCAGCCTTCTGTGAGGAGGTGGGTCATCTTCACGGAAATGCGCTGGCCCGCCTGGACGAGCCCAACGTAGGCGGCGCGCATCCGAATGGTCAGCGTGAGGAGCTGCTCCTCGGTGTGCGATTCCCAGAGGAACGTCGTTGCATCGCGGGTGGCCGTGGCCGCGGTCTGCGACCCGGAATCCTCGGTGACACCATCGCGTGACGCAAACGCCGTCGCGGTCGCCGCGCGGGCGACGTATTCCGCGCCCTTGGCGTAGGTCCCGTATGCCCCGGAGTAGACGTGCTCGGGATCCGTGGTCAGTTCTGCGTCCATGATCGGCGCGAAGCTGGACGTGCTGTTCGCGGTGCCGTCGTTGGTGATCGTGACCGTCGAGGTATCGGAGGTCGAAGCGTTGTCGTCCCGGAAGACGAGCTCCGGCCCGGAAGCGTGGTAGCGGACGTAATAGTTGAACCGCACCGCCTTGGCGCACGCACCGAGGACGTCGCCGGGGTACTGGCCCCGGTAGTCGGCGGCATCCATGCCAACCGTGGTTGGGTACGTCACCGCGCCGCGGTCGGTGACGAGGCCCGTCATCGAATCCGACGCCAGGAGCCAGATCAGGCGGGCCGAGATCGTCTCCGCGGGACGCTTCCCACCCGCGGCCAGCGTCTGGCCGGTCGCGCGGCGGATGATGATGCGGTTCAGCAGGACGTTGAGATCCTGAACCGTGATGCTGACCTCGCGCCCCGCGCCGGTCGAGTACGTCTCGCCGCGCTTGAGCCCCTTCCGCCCGGTGAAGCCGGTGAAGATGCGGGCCGGGGTCGAGGACGACTGATCGACCGATACCGCCTTGTGCCCCGGCACGTCGATGGTCCCGGCGTCGTCCTGGATCAGCAGGTGCCCTTCGCCGACTTCCCCGAGGTAGGCGGATTCCGCCCACTCCACGTCCTTGCGCGGGATGACGCCAGAGCGGTCAACCGCGTTGACGGTGATCGTCTCAGCCATCTATGCGCCCGCGCCCGCGCCGCGAGCGGCGTTGCCGCCGATGCGCACGAGTGTCGTGGCCGTCTGGTGGGTGTAGCCGCCGGCCACCTTGACGACGACGGGAACGGTGACGGAGAGTTTGATGCCCCGGATCGCCGAGACGATCGAGGCGTCGCCCGTTCGCTGCGCTGCGATCTGGTTGACCTTCGCCGCGTTGACCGCGTTGGTCGTGGCCTGCGCCTTGGTAACGAGCTCCAGCCTGTTGGCCTCGAGGGCGTCCATCGACCTCGCCTGACTGGCAAGGATCGCCTCCTGGCGTTCGGAGAGCGCCACGCGCTGGACGGCAGGTCGTGCCGCGCCCGGCTTCCCGACGAAGCCCTTGGTGCCGTTGCCGCCCGCGGCCCGGTACGCCTGCGCCTCGGGGCTCTTGCTCGCCTCAAGGAGCGCGTCGGCGACCGCGAGCGGGATCAGGATCTTGGCGGCCGACTTGATGATGTTGCCGACCCCGCCGCCGCCACTGGGTGTCGGACCGCCGGGCAATCCTCCGCCGCCGTTCACCACGCCCGCGTTGATGTTCACCACGCCCGCGTTCATGCCGAGGACGCCCTTGATGAGCCCCTTGCCGAGTTCGCCGACGATCCCGCCGATTGCCCCGCCGGTGAGCTTGTTCAGCCCCCAGCCGGTAAGCACGGCGGTCTGGACCCACGGTGGGAGGCCCACGAAGGCATCGAGCAGCGCCTTACCACCCGCTCCTGCGAGCTTCATGGCGTCACCGATCGAGGACCACGGGATGTTCTTCGCCACACCGATGAGGCTGTCGAAGCCACCCGCGAGGCCCTTCCCGAAGTCTCGGATCTGCTGCATGACCGCCGGGTTTGCGAGGCCCTTGGACAGCCAATCCGCGACCTTCTCGATGACCGGCAGGAAGCCCTCGGCAAGTGCCTTGCGCGCGTCCTCCGAGACGTCGGCGAGCCTTGAGAGCGCTCGCTGGTACGGACCCTGCGACGCGAGCGCCGCACCCTTGGTGGTCTGCGACAGAGCGTCCAGGAGCAGCTTTTGGGCTCCGGCCACGTCGCCGACTTTCACCATCGCCTTGATCTGAGCCTGCTGTTCCTTGGTGAGGATCACACCCGCTCGGGCGAGTTTGCCAGCAGCCTTCTCAGGAGCGGCCATCGCCTTCGCCAGCAACGCCGCTGCGGACTCCACGTCGCCGGTCTTCGTGGCGAGGTCCGTCATCACGACCATCGCAGGTCTGAGGTTCGTGGGCGTGACCTTGCCGAAGCGCAGGAGGGTCGTGGTGGCTCGGGTGATGTCCTTGTCGTCGAAAGCAGCGCCGATCGACGCCTCGATCTCGTTCGCCCATGCCGCGATCTTCGCGCCCGTCAGTCCACCGCTCTTGCCCATTTGGGCAATGGCCCCATCCACCGAGGAGATGGCGCTTTCGAGCGTCGCAAGGTCCTGGAGGCCGCTCTTTACGGCAAGCGAAATAGCGCCGGCGGCCACGACGCCGAGGCGTGCGAGGCTGCCGGCGGCTGCGCGAGCGCCACTCTTGGCGTGGCTGGACAGACGGCCCACCGCGGAATCGACCTTGCCGATGTCCTTGGACGCCTGGAGGGCGCCCCTAGCTCGGAGGAGGATGCTCAGTTCGCGGCTAGCCAACAGTCTCGTCCTCGGGGAAAAGGAGGGATCGGTAGATGGGCAAGACCTGCTGCGCGGTCAGTTGTCGCTTGGCGAAGGCGAGTCGCTCTGCCGCCGGCCAGCCATGGGTGTCGGTGTGTTCCACGGCCTCGTGTTCGAGGTACGCCGGCAGGAACTTCTCAGCGATCAGGGCGTGGTAGACCGCGTCCATGAGTTCGGGTGCCGCCTTATCGAACGCCTCCGGCGTCCAGCCTCGCGTGGCGAGGATGGCGTCGAGCGTCAGGCGGCCTTCTTCCGTTGACGGGTCGGGGAGCCGCTCGGCCGCGAGGAACCCGGCGACGGAGCGGCGGATGCGTTTGGGAGTGTCGGGAAGGTGAGGTGTGAGGCGATCCAGCTATCGATCGCCTGGAAGGTCGTCAGATCGATGGCGTCGAGGTGCTCGGCGTCGGCCGAGACCGCGCCATCGGCGTCGCAGAGGTTCCAGCCGGTGACGATGAGCGCCAGCGTCCGTCCGGTGTCGCCCTGCGCCACGACGTACCAGTCCGCGCCCGAAAGTTGGGTGCGGAGGTCGACCCAATCCTCAGCGTGCGGCGTGCCTGGGCACGCGCAGGGGCCGAGAACTAGGCGATCGGTGGCGGTTGGGTCAGCAAAGCGACTCATGTTGTCTCCTGAGCATCAGTGGTCCTTCATCAGGTCCGTGACGATGGCGTCGTAGGCCGCGCCCTCGTGCGCGGTGGCGACCTCGCGAATGACGGGGTGCGCGGGGACACCGCGGACGAACGGGCCGCTGCGGTGGCCGTCACGGGCGGCCGTGGAGTGGGCCTTCGTGCCGCCGATGACCATGTGCCAGAAGAAGGCGGTCTTGCGGTGGTGGCCGACGACGTAGGCGGGTCGTTCCCGCTTTGCGATATGCACGTAGACCGATGCCGCCATCCGGCGTGAGAGCGGACGAACAGCCTCGCGAAGCGGCGGGGCGAGGACCTTGGCACCGGCCTTGGTCGCCCGCTGCGCACGCTTCGTGAGTGTCGGTTCCATGAACTGCGCGAGCATGTCGTGAACTTGCCGGACCCCCTGGAAGGAGACCTCGACAACCTTGCTCACGGGATGTTGGCGATGGCGTTCGCGAGGGTGAACTTGGCCCGGCCCACGAGGGTCGAGTCGTAGGCATAGACGCCGTGGATGGCGTACAGGCGCTCGCCCTCGTGGTCGCCACGGTTCACGGTGCGGAAGCGCACGCGGCCGTCGATCTTGAGGTCGTTGGTCCCGGTACCCGCCACGTCGATCCGCCAACGGCGTTCGGTGACGACGGATCCGGCGTTCTCGTAGATGTCGAGAATGTCGGTCTTGGACGTCGCGCTGATCGCCACGAGGGCATCGAACTCGATCTCGCCCTTGCCACTGCGCCCGATGGCCGTGGCGGTGTCGGACGTCCCGCCGTAAGCTCGGCCGACCGCATTGAGCGAGGACCGGAGGCTGAACTGCTTGAGCGTCCCGGTGAGCGCCGAGAGCGAGGCGAAGGCGACGCCGGTGGAGCCCTCTGACAGCGTGGTCAGGTGGCCTTCCATCGTTTCGAGGTTCGAGGGTGCGGCGAGCGCGCCCGTCATGGAGTTGGGCTGGCGGGACAGGCCGACGAGGCCGAGGGTCGCCTTCCACATCGCGTTACCCGGAGCGGACAGCGCGTCGAAGCCCAGTTCGAGTGAATCAATGACCACGCCGAAGGCTCGCCACTCGTCCTGGGTGGACCCACGGACGCCGTACTCGTAGGTGTACGTCTTGACTGCGGTGGACAGGGCGTTCGCGGACTCGTCGAAGGTGTAGCCCCACGTCCACGTCCCGGCGCTGACCGTCGGGGTGACGGTCGTCTGGACGTGCGCATCAAGGACGTGCATGAAGTCCTGGAATCGAGCGACGATCGGGATCGAGGCGGTCGCCCAGCGGACGCCCGTGCTCTCGCGACCGGGGTACTCGCGCGAGCTCGATCCGAAGTCCTCGTCCGGGCTCTCGTTGGCTCGATCGAGCTCGAACCCGAGGAACCCACCGTCGACGGGGAAGATGGTCGTAGCTGCGACGGCAGTACCGACGACCGACTGGCGGCCGAGCGCGACCGTCTGGTAGATGCCTTCCGACATTGATTAGCTCCCGCGAGTAAGGGGACCGTTGGCCTGCTTGCACTCGCACTCGGGCAGGACGGACTAGGGGGTGAGCGTTACCTGTTCGCGCGTGTAGACCGTGTAGTGGATGACGATGCCGTCGAAGTTGTCCGCGCCGTAGGGGATCTCCACGAACTCCCATTCGGTCGGGATCGCCTTGAGGACGGTTGGCTCGAGGTCGATGGCGAGGTTGCCGTAGGTGGCCGTGAGCAGCGATGCCAACCAGAGCTGGCGTTGCGTTTCCACCCGTTCGATGTCACCGGGAGCCTTGGAGAGGAAGAAGAGGACGTCCAGATTGAGCTGGTTCTCGATCTGCTGCGCCTGCACCGTCACGGTGCCCTTGCGCGGCTCCACGACGAGGAACGGTGTCGGCTTGGGCCCGTGCGGCGCCTGTCCCCACACTGACCGCATGGCGTCCGCGCCCGATGGGGTTGCCAGCGTGCCGGTCGCGAACTGCGCGGCGAGATTCGTGGAGATGGTCTTCAGGTTCATCAGATGATGTCGACGGTCTTGACTCGATAGCGGGTCAGGGTTTCCCGGTCACGGCCCGACAGGTAGCGGCTCACGACGGGGCGCCCGAAGGCATCCGTGCCGATGACGTCCTGCTGGCCCGCCTGGCGTCCGTTCCAGACGCGCGTGGCCGTGGTGAGAGCGAGGTCCACGATGTCGTCAGGCGGGGTCGGCCAGCCCCACGAGCCGGTGATGCGGATGTTGGCGTAGCCCCGCGGGAAGTACGGGTAGGTGTTCGTGGCGGACGGGATGTCGGTGATCCAGACCTCCGTCGCCGGCCATCCCGGTTCGCGCTCCTGCACGGTCGGGCGGATGAAGTAGTCGGTGGACGGGATCGTGACGAACGACGCTCCGGTGTACGGCGCGACCTCGAGCAGGCTGATCTCCCGAACGCCGATGGAATCGACCTGGAGGCAGCGGGAGTTCACCGCGTCTTGCCCATCGAAGGTGTACGTCGTGGACGCGATCGAGGTCAGGACGCGGCTGGTGAATCCCTCGATGTACGAGTTCACCTGATCGCAGATCGACTGCAACAGCGAGTCGTCGTTGGTATCGGTGATCTTCAGCCGCAGTTTCAGGGCGGTGAGCCCGACGTAGGTGCCAGTTGCGCTCGCCATTCAGGCGGCCTCCATGAGGCGGATGGTCTGCAGGGCTGCGAGGTCCCAGTCGAACCGCGCGGAGTACGCCTCGCCGGCGTTGCCAAGCTCGATGCGCTTGGCTGGATTGGTCACGAGGTATTCGAGGGCCGCGGAGAACGCCTCGATGTCCACATAGGCCCAGCGATGGCCGTGGAGCGTCGGGACGATCTTGGTCGGCGGGACGGCGATGCCGCCGGGACCGAAGGCTTCCGGCCCGGCTGCGAAGTCCGTTGCAACCACGGGCGTTCCGACGCGGGCCGCCTCCGCGAGCGTCAGGCCGAAGCCCTCCGCCCACGCGGGCGAGGCGTAGATGTCCGCGGCGTTGTACATGATGTTGAGCACGGCATCCGACACGCCCTTGTAGGTGTCGTGGGCCTTCGTGAGGACGACCTGGCTGTGCTGCCAGCCCTTGCCGTGGTCGTAGGCGCCGGGGAGTTGCGCGAGCCACTCCGCAATGGCACCGCCTTCGTCCACGGGGGCGCAGTGGATCACCACGAGGACCTCGGGGTGTGCCGCGATGATCGGCCGGATGGCGGCGAAAAAGGCGGGGTAGTCCTTCCGCGGCACGTTGCGGTCGGTGCGCAGGATGACCGTGCGACCCTGCCACCCGAGCGCGGCCTTGGCTTCGGCCTTGGATGTCACCACGTCGCCTGAGCGGGTCGTCGCGGTGTGCTCCGGGGTGATCCGGTAGAACTCCGGCCCGATGCCGTGCGGAACCATCGGAATATCTGTGCGTCCGAGACATTGCGCGATCTGTCGCGCCCCGAAGTCGCTCATAGCGATTGGCTGGACGTGCTCCCAGAGCCGACGCCAGAACGGCGAGAGGTCCGCACCCTCGATGGGAACGTAGTTGAAGGTGGGCAGCGTCCGGCTTGCGCCGCCGTCGAGCATGAACCGCTGGATCGCAGCCTGCGGGTCGGCGACCACGAACAGTCGATCCGGCTTCCAGCCCTCGGTGAGCTGCCCATAGACGAACGGGGCGGTGAGGTTGAAGCCCATCATGTCGCCGCCCGCCGACGCGGGGATCGCGCCCGAGAGTACGGGATGGTCGTCCACGTCCCGGAGCGCGTCCGCAATCTCGTCAGCGGTCTTCTCGGCAGCCAGGGCATCGCGTACCGCGCCACCCCGGCCATCGAAGTTGATTGCGAGAGTGCGCACCTCGTGGCCCGCAGTGAGCCACCGTGCCGCAAGTTCGCGACCGACGCGCCCGAACCCGGTCGTGGCAAGGTCGCTGATAAGACCGATTTTCATGCAAGGAACTCCCGTATCGCCTGAGCATCCCGATCGGGGTCGTAATAGGTCTCGAAGACGAGGCGCATCGCCTCGCACATCTCGGCATGTCGTTCCGGGGTCATCGCCCGGAGGATCGCAACGGCATCCTGCGTATCGAGGTCGATCGCCGTGTCCGGCGTCCAGAGGACCTCGCCGAGCTGGCCCTTGTAGTGACGGGCGTGGCCGATGATCGGTCGCCCGATGGCGGCCCAGCCCCAGAGCACATGCCCGAAGCCGTCGCCGGTCACCTTGTCGTGCCAGCCGAAGGCGGAGGCGGCCATCTCGTCCGCGACCGCGGTCGTCGGATTGATGATCCCGCTGGGGCAGTCCGCGCCGTAGACGGCCCACTCGTACTCCGGCAGGGCCTGCCGGTGCTCCCAGAGCATCGGCCAGCACTCGATCCGGGGCATCAGATTGACGAACGAGGCGATCCGCCGGCTCGTCACGGGTGGCCGGTAGTGGTAAGCGGGGTGCATCTCCTGCAGGTAACGCACCCCGCGGACCAGGGGCGACTCGGACGAGGCGATGACCAGAGGGTCTAGGCTCCAGTCGATGTCCTGCCGGGTGTTGCCGACCTGGTAGACGTACTTCGCGCCGACCTCACGGGCGAACCTCGCGAAGCCGCGCTGGTTCTCCTGCACCGTCGCGATAACCAGATCCCACGTCTGCTTGCGTGCGTCCGCAAGTGTCAGTCCGTGTATCCAGCGGTGGGGGTACTCCCGATCCTTGGTGCGGTAGGTGTCATCGGCCTTCGTCCAGCCGGACCACGCGCCGCCATCCGCGGAGAGGTACTGTGCCGCTAGGCGGTCGTCGCCGAACACTTCGCCGAAGCGCCAGTAGCCCTCGTTCCACCATTCGGTCCCGACTGGGGTGTAGAGGTCCCAGCCGAGCCGATCGCCGAGCAGTTGCAGGCTCTGGAAAAGGCCCGCGTGGTGCCTGTCCGCGAGGACCTTCACCCGAGGTATGCCTTCCACTCCGCCCCGATCCGATCCCGATCGAAGAGGTCGCGCGCCCGCGCGCGCGTGGCAACCGATACCTCCGCGGCGAAGCCGTCCTCGTTGAGTAGTTGCCGAAGCAACTGGTGGGCGTGGTTCGGATCATCGAAGCCGAACGGCGCGAGCTCGTGGCCCTCG